CGCCATACGATAAATGGGATGGTGAGAAATGGGTGACGGATACCGAGGCACAGCACGGCGCAGCAGTAGATGCAGCAGAAGCACAGCGCCAGTCGCTGATTGATACTGCAATGGCCTCCATCAGTCTGATTCAGCTGAAATTGCAGGCCGGACGTAAACTAACGCAGGCAGAAACAACCCGCCTTAACGCTGTGCTGGATTACATTGACGCGGTGACGGCAACAGATACCAGCACCGCGCCGGATGTCATCTGGCCTGAACTGCCGGAGGCGTAGGCCATTCAATATCTGGCGCACCGGAAGTATCGACCAGTTCCAGTGCGTCCAGATAATCCAGCCACAAATTATATTGCGCCAGTTCCTCACCTTTCAGACGACCAATAGCCGCTTTACCAGGCCATTGTTTACTGTTCATATAATCGTTGGCCTGATTAATCAATTGCTGCTTTTCCAGTTCGGCTGCAGCAATCTGTTCCTCATGTGTTGGTGGTGGAATTTCAGACCATGCAGGAAAACCATTTTCTCCAGCGATACGGATTTTTCCTTTCGGCGGTAATCCGGAAAACTCAATATACACCTGCTCATCAACTTCAACAGCATCATCTGGCCATGAGTCAGCTTGAGTGTAATCCTCTTTCATCTCCAGCGGATAGAAAGAGTTTGTAGTCGCGGAATATATATAATTCATTTCTCATTCCATATAGCTAAATTAACAGCCTAACGCTAAAAATGAAGCGCCGAGACCTGGAATACCGGCTCTGGATATAAATTTAACCGGGTCGGAACTAAAACCTACACAGGCAATATAACCAACAGCCCCGCTATCTGGTGTGTAGTCTTGTGAGACCAAAACACGCATACATCTGTTCGGAAATGCAATCGGGAAATGGGTTACCACATCCTGTGCAATGCCTGGAGTGCTGATTGAGCCCCACTGAAGAATAAAACCAGATGGTAATTTTTGATATCCAGTAACTGAAACAGAAAGCGTGAAGCTACCCATATCAGGTATCTGATTCGCCCCTGTCCCTACATTCCTTTTAGCCGCTTCTCCCAAACCAAGGTTTGTGAGAGCGTCTGCGGCATTCGTTGCGCCGGTACCACCTTGATTAACCGGCAAAGCTCCGTTGCTCCCCTTCTGCAGTAATTTCCCAAGAGCCGGGATTGATAAACTGGTGCCATTGATCGTAACGGTAATGTTCTGGTTGGCTGAGGTTGTGGCGAACGTCTCCCACGCACCAATATTCTCGTCATACTCCTTGATAAGCTGCGACATGGCCTGCGCCAGCCCATCAACCGAGATATTATCTGATACCAGAATGCCGTACTTCTGGCCGCTCAACGCCGGAGACGCGGCAGGCGTTACCGTCATTGACGTGGCGCTGTTCACGGATGAAATCTGGAACATCTGAACCGGGTTAGACATGACAATAATCGTCTGGCCAGCGCGAACCTGGCTGGCCGGTGCAGTCCAGTTTGTACCGGAGCCGGTTGCGGTATTTCCGTTAATAGAGATAGTTCCGGTGCTATAAATCATAACAACTCCTAAATTTAGACAACATGAAGCCCGGAGAGGTATATAACCATCACCAGAAATAATTTCTGAATTGGTTTTTAATACATGTTGGGCAACGCCAGTGTTGGCATAGCTATAGTTGTATCAAATGCCATTGACCACCCACCCAAATAATAATTGCCGACTACTTTATTCCTTTCTGCTCTGACATTCCCACCTGTCATTACAATTCCTTTATACCTAATATTTCCGTAACCACCAACGTGTCGACAGTTAGCCCCGGTATAAACAATCTGGCAAAATTCATCACCAATATTCAGGTTCGCATTGGCGATATTTATTGTCCCATCAAAAATGAATGGCTTCGTGCAAGTAAGAAGACGTTTGCGTTGACGATTGGTTTATTCAATCCATCAACTAAAATACCATGTAAACGAATTGCCATAACATTTCCCACTTTATTTTACTTACTCAACACAACAAGTATATTAAAATTGAACCTTGTCAACAACACAAAGGAGTCCCAATGAAACTCGCTCTAATTATGCTGCCATTATGTCTGTCCCTCACTGCATGTGGTAGTGGCCTGAATACCGGTAAACCGAATTCCGGCGTTATCCCAAAACCCTTGGATTGGGATAACGGTTCTTTAATTTATGATACCGAAAAGCTTCCAATGACTGGGCAATGGTGCCATGAGATTGATCATGAATACCGACGAATTGGTTCACCTTCAAACTGTGTAGCTAACTACTAAAAGAAACCCCCCGCGCTAAGCGGGGTTGTTTTTATCCTGAGAATGAACCAGAACCGCGCGTCACAATGACGGTCGGTGAATTTATATAAGCCCCCATACTATTTTGAGCGGATACCTTAATTTTAACTGTAACGGCACGACTGGTTACAGGTGATGAGTGCATTACAAGACGCTCGTTGCCGTCCATAGGAAGGTTTTTTTCTGAACCTTCAATGTTTATCGTGCAGCCACCAAAACCTTTAACGTTTGCCATAACGCAGATATGTCTTCTATGTGCTGCACTTGATGTGTCATTGTATGTAATTGTTTTTTCGAGTACGCCATCATTTAACCTGCTAACGTCAGATCCTGTGTACATATTCGCAACGTCTCCCACAAAACTGGTAGCTTCCACAGTACCCGTGAATTTACCGCTTGTTGCTTGTATCTCACCAGTAAATCTACCACCACTAGCGTATACTATACCTCTCACAGTTACATTATTGAATTCAGCATCCCCAGCTTTATTTAACTTCCAACCAGCAGAACCAGCTGCATAGTTGTTGGACTGGATATAGTTGCCGATTTTGGCGTTCTCAATGGTGCCGTCCTGGATGAAGCTGGCCCGGATGAATGTCTGCCCGTTCTGGATCACGAACGGCAAAGCTACGCTATTTCCGGCTGCCGTGGTGACGGCAGTGTTACAGTCCCGCCGACCATAGTAGTCACGGCGAAACGGTCTGCCAGGAAGATTACCTGTGACTGCATGCCGGAGGGTGTATTTTGAACCCCTATACCCATCCCCGCGGCGTAATACTGCCCGTTACTGGACACCCCCACCTTGATGTTATACATCGCGCTGAGGTTACCGTTTACGTTCGCAATGGCCTGAGCGTTGGTGGTGATGGCTGAGGTATGCCCGTTCACCGTCGCCGTGATGCTGTTTACCTGCGTGGCCATAGCCTGCTGGTAATCGGAGAACGTCTGATTCAGGCTGTTTATGGATGCCTTGTTGCCGTTGACATCCGTCTGCAGGCTCAGCAGAGAGCGCGCCGTTGCCTCCTTCTCGTTAACGATTACCTCATCAATACGATCCAGCTGCGCACTGTTACCGGCGACCGTCGCGGAAAGCCTTTTGCGTGTGGCCACCTGCGCCAGCCCGTTCTGGATTATCGCAATTGCAGAGTTCTTCACCCCGCCCGTCATGCCGTCCATCGACACAGAAATCTCGTCGATCTTCACTTCGGCCTGAGCCAGCCAGTCAGCGTTCTCCAGGATGTCTTTCGCCTGCTGCTCGAGTTCGTCGGCATGGTTTTTAATTTCGTCAGCCATGCCAGCAATTTTTTCATTGCTGTCCACCGCGTTCTCGATCAGATCTTTGAACGTATCGGAGCCTTTCATGTCCTCCAGGATTGCATCGGTGATATCGGAAACATCGATGCTGGCCTGCCCGCGCACCCAGTCTGTCCAGTCGCTCTGATTCCCGATGCGGTCAACCAGCCGTGCCCGGTACCAGAATTCCTGCCCTGCCTTCAGCCCCATCTGCTGATAGAGTTTCTGAGGATACGGCACCGACGCCAAAAGCATTGGATTTGCCCCATCGACTGAAGCGCTGTATTGCAGTTCCGTGCTCAGGGTGTCGGCGGTATCTGCGGGGAAACCCCATGTAATGTTGATCCCTAATACAACATCCTCTGTTGCTGTTAGTCCGACAGGTTTGGGCACTTCACCGGTGCGGCCGGTAAGATGGGTCAACGCAGACGTGGCCCAAAGGCTGGACGCTCCCCCAGAGTTAATCGCACGGACGCGCACAAGGTAATCGCCCTCGAAAATGCCAGGCACTTCGATATTTCGTAACCCGGTTTCAGGCACGTTTACCCATTCGTTATTTCCGCGCTTCCACTGTGCCCGGTACGCTATTACGTCCGACTGCAGTTTGCCGTCTTTATCAATTGGCGCATCCCACGAGGCGGTTAGCGTGGCCACGCGTTGCCCCTGGCGAACCGCATCATAGCTCGATACCACGATGTTGGTCGGCTGGTTAACTAGCCCGGTCGGAATCAGGCTTATCGGAGGAGTATCGAGGCGAGCATTGTTATCAACGGCGTCGTATTTCGACGCGTTATACTCCGCACCGGTAATGGTGAAGGTGTTTTCCTCATCATCAAATTTTAGGTTCGTTACCCGGAAATACTGCAGGCGCAGCTGACCAGCATCAATGACGAATACGGCATTAGGTAATGGCGCCGCCGTGAACGGCGTGGACAGGATCAGCTGCGTGCCATTTACGGCCTGTATCATCCGGCTTTCAACGGTACCGCCCTGGGTGCGAATCATCAGCGTATCGCCCGCCACCGCACTGGTGCCCCGGTCAATGGTCACGGCCTTAAGACCAGCGTTATACCCGGTGATACGCCGTAAACGCGCCCTGACAGGCGTTCATCTGCAAACGCAAATACGGTGCCCGGCACGAATACAAAGCCATCAAGTCCAGTCTGAAGCGTGATAATGCGGTCAAGGGAGTTGGAATACACCGCCCACCCGCCACGCCGCTGCGCCTCGCTCTCACGCGTACAACCGATCGCAGTGATTTGTGTCTGCTTAAACTTGAACTGCCTTACCAGTTCCGGAAACATCACTGCCGTGGTGCGGTCCTGGTAGTGGTTATCCGGATCGCTGAAGTTAATCAGCGCGCTGGAGAATCGGTTTTTCTCACTGCCACTCGAGTACACCGGCTTACCCACCACTGATGCGCGAGTGAGGATCTGCAACTTCGTAGTGTCCGCCGGCATGTCAGAGACAACATTGAACATGTTGTTGCCCCAGAAAGTCATTCCGTTGAAGCCCGCGGCAATATCTTTAATCACCTGCCAGGCATCAGCCTGGGACTGGATGTAAACGTCAAACATGAAGCGTGGCTCGGTACCGCTTCCGCCTTTCCCGTCGGGTACCTTCTGGTCGCAGCGCTGGGCGATGCGATAGATCTCCCACTTATCGAGCATTTCTGGCGTCACGCGGCGCCCAAGGCCGAAGCGCGGCTCAGTCAGAACATCGAACCAAATCCACGCCGGGTTATTCGTCCAGCCCCATTTAAACGTCCCGTCCCATGTTCCGCTATAAGTCCGCGCTATTGGATCATAGTTCGAAGGGATTCGGATGATGCGCCCCTTCGGCATGCAGGAAATCTTAGGGATGTTGTTGAATGACTTTGCGTTAAAGGACACGTACAGCAGCGCTGTGTGTGGATATCGCAGGCGAGCATCGATCACTTCAGTAATCGCTTGCACCTGCGTTTTGTTCTGCAGCATCTGGCTGGTGCTGTCATCGGTGTCACGCACCACTCGAATTTGCCAGCCAGTGCTGGCTTTGGGAAGATTAATACGGTGGGTTAGTTCATAGAGCGAGCTGAGCTTCTCTGTGACGGTTTTCGTCATGACTGTCGAGTAAGCGCCACCGTCCACCGCCAGATCAATATGGTACTGAACCGTAGTGCCGACAATATCCCCATCGTTTTCCTGCTGCTGTAACCCAGGGATGCCAATACGAACCAGCACCGCGTCAATCTGGGTGTTACTCAGTGCGCGGGTCCATGGTGTGGCCTTTGTCAGCGATACCCCAACCGTAGTTTCATTCTCGACTGCAGGGAATCCCGGTATTGGTGTCTGGGTCTGTGTGCCAGGCCGGAAATCCCATGACACATTTTCAAAATTCATCGTTCCGTCGGGGTTTCCCAACGGCGTACCGTCCAGGAATATCCGGGTCGCATCCAGGCCACCAGCAAACTCCCCCTCCCCGAGCGCCAGCAGCATGCGGCAGCGCGCCATTGACTGAGCCGAATCGGGCTGTTCTACAGGTGTGTGCTGCTTCTGGCTGCCACCCTTTGCACCAGTGATCGCTTCCATATTACATCCATAAAAAAAGCACCCAATTGGGTGCTTGATATTCAGAAAGGAGTTTTAGATGTCTTCTGCGACTATGCCGGCACTGATGATGGCGCCGCCAATCTCGCGCTCACCATAAAGAAGCGCGACCGGGTTACCCATCGCAAGGGTATTCACCGATCCACCGAAGGCATATGATGGTTTATTGTCAGGATCGTCTCGCCCCTGTAGTCCTTTGGGCTGGGGAGAAAGCATCTGGTAAATTCCTCCAGCCATCATTCCGATACCAGCGGAGACCATTCCCGCGCCAATGACACCTGCTGAACCGAACGTCATGCCCGTGACGACGATGCCCGCCACAACCATGACAGCACCCAATATCGTCTGGAACAAACCAGCTTTTTTTGCCCCTTCCATCACTGGTGCTATGCGAATATCGGTGCTTCCGGCCAGGTTCTTAAAATCATCCGCGCCAATGTTGCGCCTGCCGCGAAACACCGCGAACGTCATGCCATTCTTTTTGGCGTTCAGAAGATAGCTTTCCAGCCCGTCCAGGTTGATGCAAAGCGCCTTTACCGCCTCAGCTGATGTCTGCACCGCCAGCCTGTGAACACGGCCAAACCGGGCTCCCAGCACACCGTACAATCGAATCGTGGTTAAACGCGCCATGGCTGAATCTCCTGCGGTAGCTCTTTGTGACGGACGCAGATCATCGTCCTGTCTTTGAAATAACCGCGCGCATACGGCGTGATGCAGGATGGCTGCCCGTACAGATGGTGAAGCAGTTCACCTTCCTCGGTAATGATCCCCGCGTGGTTCCACTTACTGGATTCAACCTGCATGATGACCATACAGCCTGGCGACGTGTCGCATTCGACAAACCCTTCCCGCTCCCAGTTGTCGAAATACAGGTTGTCCGGGTACTGGCTTTCCCACCATGGGTAATCGACGCGGAAATCGTTAAGCTTCACGCCTTGGGTGGCATGCCAATCCATTACCAGTCCCCAGCAGTCATTTGAGCCCAGGATAAACGGACGCCCGATAAGGGGTACCGCCTCCGGCATTATCTCAGCGTATTCGTCGCTATCCGGCGCGTAAATACCCCAGACCACGCCGGAGTTGTTGCATTGCTGGCGATCCAGATCGGATGGAATCGGCCTTGCTCCATCGCCAGGATGGGAATGGATGACGCGCACAATCGTCCCGATATCTTCGGCGTTCGCCCAATGCTCGCCATCGATGCGGAAATGCTCTGTTGGATTTTCGTGAGTGTTTGGTACAGGAATATAGCGCTGGCGACGGCCAGACTGAATAACGAATCCGCAGCTCTCGCGCGGGGATTCATCCAGTGCATGCGCCCGGATAGCTGCCATTATGGTTTTATTCATTGGTACGTCCGGTTATCTGGAAAAAAGCACGGTGGCTGGATAGCCCCCAAAATCAAGGGTCGCGGTATTAGGCTCTGCCAGCCCGGCACCAAACCGCTTACGGCAGTCACTCAGGCAGCCGCCGCACACATCCAGCGCCGGGTCAGCGACAGGATTACCCTTCGCATCAAAATACGCCGTGCCGTTGTAGGTGCATCCATCGCCGCTCCGGTACTGCCCGCGTAGCGCCCATTCGCAGAGCGAGGTGATTTGTCTGGTTGGGATAACAAGCCCCTGCAAGTCTGCGGGGCTACTGAGTGACCAGGTAACTACCTCGTCGTCTTCGGAGGTTTTGGTGTCAAGCCAGAAGGTCTGAAGTGTGAACATTGACGAATCAGCTGTAGGGTTTGCGCCACCAGGGTAATTCACAGCATCGAGATAGACCGCATAGGTATCGATAATGCTCACCCTGGCGTTAACCATGTCCTTAAATTGGAGGCACAGCGCCGTGATATGACCGTCGAGGTTTGAGACGCTGAGAGACGGCTCCGCCGCCTGGTCTGTTGAAAGCTCCAGGCCTGCTACCTGAAACGGCCAAAAATCGTAGGTATTGCCACCGAATACGATTGGCTTTGGTCCGAGCTTTTCTTCATCACCATTGGCAGCGTCGATCTCTTCCGGTGTATGGGGGAAAGGTGCGTAGTGGAAACGGTGAATACCGCCACTGAACTCTGAGGCGTCAACTTCAACCAGGCGTACTCTGCCACCCGGTGCCAGCATCGCCGCCTGATCGACTAATGCCATTATGCATACACTCCGTAAGCCCGTTTGATGGTGAACGTCAATTCAGCAAACTTGCTGCTGATCTGATTTTTCCGTACGGAATCGGCGACTACCCGATAAAGCCCCTTCTCTTCTCCCGGCGGCGTGATGATGAAGGCCTTCACGGTATGAGCCAGGAGGAAGTCGCGCACTGCGTTTACCTCAGACTCACTGCCAACGTGTTTCATTGGCACCTGGATCGCCGTGGAGTTGATGCCGTTCTCGGCCACCTGCTCATAGCCATCACCGAACTGCGCAGCGCGCACCGTTTGACTATATTCAATCGCCCCAGCACCGAGCTGCGAGCGCCAGCTGTATGTTTCAACTGCCATATTTACTCCATAAAAAAAGCCCCGCGTATGCGAGGCTCTGTGTCGGTTCAAAGTATGGGCGATACTTTGTAATAAACTGAGAACGGTTTAACTTCCATTCATTTCGACAAGCCGGTAATCAGTTTTCCCATCCTTGTCTTCAATGCATTCAGCTCTGAATTTCTGCTCAAGACCAAATTTGTTTTTAGCGCTAAATTCCTGCGTCGCGTAGAACTTACCGTCATTGCCGAGCCATCTGTTAGAGCCAAACGCCGACATATCCAGGGTGCTTTTATTGATCACTGACTTTCTAACGTAAGCTTCACAGGCATTACGAAGTTCATCTAATTTTTTATCTGCAAGTTCCTTGGCTTCTTTTTGCTTTTTTTCTTGCTCGGTTGGTTTATTAACCACCGCTGCAACAAAAATCACAACAAGAAGAAGCAGCAACAGCCCAATGGTTCTTAGGATCTTCTTGATTATTTTATTTAACACAATCATCCCCTGATCATTATGGTTTTCAACATATTAACCAGGGGGTGACGTAAACACTACCTGCCTTTGCTGAAGTTGTAGATCATGCCACCCGGTTTAAGCTGTTTCTGAACTACCTGCAGTGCGGCATTCTGCATTTCCTCGGCAAGCGCGCGCCCCATGGCATCACCAGAACTGGAAGTTTGCGTTGTAACCGAACCACCAGCATCTACGTTAACAGTGGTATTGATAATCGGGGCCATCCCGCCGCCACCCTGGGCACGTACCCCCAAGCGCCCGGCAGAGTCCCGAGTTAGGGGCATGATTGCTTCAGCACCAGCCTCTGCGAAGACGCCGCCTTTCGCAAACTTAGATGCGCCCTGGAAGGTGAAATGCTGAGGAGTGTCGTAAACACCGTTCACATATTTACTGAGGCCAGGAGAGTCATAGACACCACCTTTAGCATTGAAGGTTACGCCAGCAGCGGCGTTTGCATATGCACCACCAGGCGTGCTGCCACCGCCACTGCCACCGCTTATCCAGCCCATCGCAGCCTGCACCGCATAGGCAACCATCAGCCTGTTTGTCACCTCAACAATCATCTTCAGCATCGATTCGCCGAATTCTTTTATTGAGGCTTTTCCCGTCGTCATTAAGCTGGTTAGCATGTCAGATAGACCTGTCAGCGTCGAACTAGCCACGTTCTTCACTGCGTCGTAGGTGTTGGTAGCGGCATCCAGATATTCATTCCATCCAGCAACAGCCCCAGACTTCCAGTCGCCGCGCAGCTTATCCTCTTCAGAGTAATAATTTCTGAGGGCTGCCAGTTCTTTCTCATAGCCAGCATCATCAAGCTTACCACCACCGTTGAGCCAGCCTTGGCGGAGCTGAGCCTCTTCCATCATGCGCTGGCTCTGACGGCTGCTTAGGCCTGCGCTGCCTCGCAACGCTTCTGTCTTTTCCGACATCTGCGTGACGTATTTATTCGCCTGCTGCGCCAGGCCATTAATCTTCTGCTGCGCCTCTACTTCCTTGTTCTTCTGATCCACCACCTTGGCGGCGTTCAGAATGGCCTCACGGCTCGACAGTAGAGATTTCTCCTGGGCGGTCAGCGCTCGTGTTTTGGCAGCCTCATCCAATTCAGCAAAGCGAGATTGCTGTTTGCTGAATTCGGTATATCTGACCTGCGTCTCCCCAGTCTTGCGCAACGTTTCGAGTGTTTCAGTTAACGTTCTGGCCTGGGCACGGTAGTTCTCAAGAGTGCGATCGCCAGCATCCAGCGTGGCTTTTGCCTCTTTGGTCTTTTTGGCTGAGTCTTGTGCAAGCTTCGAGACTGCGTCTCTTGATTCTCGACTTGTTCCGCCATCACCTTTTACGTTAGACCCTCGCGCTTCAGCCTCATAGTTTGCCTGTGCGTTAGGCGCAGTGACGCGCTTCCAAAGCTCGTTATAGCGTTTTTTGTTCGCCTCAATCTCTTTGTCCGCTTCCGCTCCAGCCTTTTTCATTGCCTCAACGTCCATGCCGAGGAAATTAGCCAGCGCACCGCCACCCGGGATTTTGTCTGCCCAGCCAGCGATGGTGCTGGTGAACTTGGCGTCCAGAGAGGTGATATTGAGGAACAAGTCTTTGATCGAGGACTTAACCAGTTCGAAGATATCGATGATCTGGTTTCCCCAGGCGCGCACGGTAACCCCGATTTGACCGAAAATGTCGGAGGAGAAAGCTTTAATCCCGTTCCACGCCTTCCCGATATTATCGGTGGCCTCTACAATTTTATTACTGCGATCCTCCATGGTGTCGGCAAAAAGCGTTATAGCTTCGTTTGCCGCTGCTGTTTTCCCCTTCGTTTTCTCCAGGGTAATGAGGTGCTTCATCATGGCTTCATCAACAAAGCCATATTGCTGGTTCAAGCTCGCCAGGGCTTTAATAGGATCGTTTGCCAGTCGTGAAAAATCCGCCAGCGCAGCCTTCGTATCCAGCCCTGCATCACCCATAGCCAGAATGGATTTGGCAATTTTGGTCATCTGGTCGGCGGTATACTTCCCGGTGTCGTTTAGTTGGACCAGGGTATCAACAGACTCAGCCAAAGAAGCACCAGCGTTATCAGCAACATCCTTTGCCGCGTCGTTCAGTTGCTGCATGGAGGAAAAGCCAGCCCCGCCCATCAAAATGAGCGATCTGGCAACATTGTCGAACTGCTGGGATGAACTGTAGGCAGCCCCAGCCAGAAGAGCCAGCAAACCCACCGAGCCAGCAATCGCAAGGTTAAAGGTATTTAACAGGCCACCCGCCCGCCCCAGCTTCTCCGCTGCCTCACTGGTGTTGTTAAGTCCTTCAGCAGCGTCACTTATGCCTGCTGCCGACTCGGATGTTTCTCTGCTCTCTTCGTTAAACCCAAACAATGCGTCCCGCAAAGCCTGGAGCATTGGGCCTAATCCACCAAAAGAATCCTTAATTTGCCCGCCTTGCTGGAGCAAGATCAGGAAAGGGGATTGGCCTCCAGCCAACTGTGTCGCGATATCGGTGAACTGCGCCGGCAGAGTGCGCAGCGCGGCGCTGTACTGGCCAACGGAAATTCCAGCACGCCGGGCAGCAGCTTCCTGCCGGGATAGCGCCTCTGGCAGCACGTCAGCCACGCCAGAGAGCCGTTCACGCGTCTGGTTGAGGATGGTGTTGAAATGTTCGAACTGGGTGCCGTTAATGCGCCCCGCTTCGAAGTGTGCCACCAGCTGCGCATGCTGCTCGTCCAGCGAGTTGAATGCGCGGATCGTCGGGTCGATGGAGCCGAGAAGGTTTTTCAGCGCTGCCGACTGTTTCTCAGCAGCCTGGGTGGCTGCCAGTTCAGCCTGGGCCCGCATTGATGCCTCAGCGGTTTCACCGAGTTTTTGCCGGGTGTTATCCAGTATTGTCTGGTAACTCTTAAACTCCTCAGTATTGAGAAATCCCCCCGCATGGAATCTCTGCAAAGCAACCTGCTGGTCCTCGAGCTTTTCCAGCGCAATCAGCGTGGGGTTGATGTTCTCCAACAATCCCTTCAGCGCAGCCTGCTGCTCTTTTGCCCCTTGGGCACCCTGCTTGCCAGCTTCAGCGCCGGCACGAAAAACACTGTTAAGGTCATCCGCTTTATCGACAGCACCGGCCGCCGCCTGACCGAGTTTATCCAGCTCATTACTGGCTGTTTTCAGGTCAGAAACATCGGCCCGCAAAGTAATCGAGGCGATCTGGTCTGTCATTATTTCGTCTCCTTGTGCATTACCTTGAGAGCCTCGCTTTCCATAATTTGAAGGTCAGCCATGCAGGCCGCCGCATCCTCAACCCCGTGTAACTCGAACATCCAGGGGAGAACGTTGTAATCAAGGCCGGTCGCCCCGCTCGCGCCGACTCGCCACTGGGTCGCCAGGGAAGAGAAGATGGTGAAAGACTTCCACACAGAGGGCAGGATCCCCACCTCTTCCTCCACGTCCTCAGGCGTCAAACCAAAAGCGCTCAGCTCCGCGAGCGTCGGCCCCGGCGTATACAACGCTGCGGCGACCTGCCTCAGTTTTTTTCGCGGATACCCATAAGCTCTTTGGTGTAGGCCAGACCGATGCTGTCGAACGCGCGAGGATAGTTCTTCAGGAGGACAATTACGTTATCGCGGGTGAACTCGTCAGGTAGTGCCCACCCCTCGACAATTTCCATGAGGTAGTCGGCCTGTGGCTCGATAGCATCCTTTTTACCTTCGGCGGCCTTTTGCAGCTTCTCGTCCATGGAGCGCAGCTCTCCCAGCGTCTTATGGCGGAAAGTGAACGTCAGCTTGCCGTCTTCGGCGCCAGCGCGCGGAATGCTCGCGGTCACAGAAAAAGTTGGGTTGGGGATCAGGGAAAATTTGGTCATTTCGATTCCTAAGAAAGACTTTGGTTTCAGTAGCAAAGAAAGCCCGGCGTACCGGGCTCGAGTGGTTAGCTGACCGTGACGGTGCAAGCAGCAGAGGTGATAGTTTTGCCCGCCGCGTCAGTGACTTCGCAGGTGTAAGAGCCAGCATCACCGGATGCCACAGATGGAATGTTGAACGTCGAGGCGGTTTTGCCCGGAATTGCGGAGCTTCCTTTCTTCCACACGTAGGTGTAAGGGGCTGAGCCGCCTTGCATAACGACGGCTAAATCGAGCGCATCTCCAACACTAACTGCTTTGGTTGATGGCAGATCAGTCAGGAACGCCAGCGGCGTAACGGATGAATCGGCGATCGGGTAAATCTGCATATCCGATTCGAAGTTCATGCGCGCTTCGTTGCTTTCCACGGCGTTGATTTCGGTCTTAGGCACCTTCTGGAAAGACACTTTGGCAGAGTAATAACGGTCCGCTTTGCCGCGCGGGTTATGGAACCACACAGCAGTGGTGTCGCTGGATTCGTCAAGTTCACTCAGACGCTTGTAAATTGCCAGCAGCGGATCGTGCGCGAAGGTGTAGACCTGCACCACGGCGTTTTTGAAGGTCGGGATGGTACGGGCCTTATCGTCTTCAAGGAACTGCACGCTGATGGTCTGCTGGTCACCACCCTCTGTGGAGAGGGTCATCACCTGCGGCATCGTGATCCACGTGTCGATTTTACGCAGCGTGCCCGCGCCAGTGCCTGCCGGGAATTTGGTGGTGTCAGAGGTATCGAACGAATCCAGCACGATTTTGGTACCGGCTACGGATTTAACGCGCAGCACCATATTATCGAGTTTTAGCCAGCCGGAGCTCACCTGCACTACGTCGCCCGCCAGGATGCCAGCGGCAGATGCAACAGTCAGTTCGCATTCAGTAGCGTTAGAGGCAGCGGTAAAGGTGATGGGAGCCTGATAGGCCTTGGCCACGTTAACACGCGAGCCGTTAGGGATTGCGAATGCCATAGCACTCTCCTGAATTTAGGTAATAAAAAACCCGCCATCTGGCGGGTCAGTAGTCAGCGCGGTACTGCATGCTGACGGGAATGGTGTAGGTTATGGAGCCACTGGACCCGTTGGACGCCGAGGTTGGCCGGTCCTGGATGGGTTGTCTCACCTGCGGCGGCCCATTGATATAAACAGTCAGGTCACCATCTACCAGCGCAAGCCCTTCAGGAAACGCATCAGCGACAGATTTAGCCAGCCCTCTGGCCTGCGTCACGCCGCTGCCTGCTGGCGCAATGATGTTGAGCTGCAGGATGCCCTGATAGGTTCGCAATTGACCTTCCAGGTCTTGCCCCACCGTCTGTGCCGGCAGAACATAAACACGCCCGTATGGTGAGCTATCCGGGGGAGTAAACGGTATGTTCGGCCAGGCTACGGGCAGCCCAAGCGATAAGCAGATAACCGCAATGCGGCTCTCCAGTAGTTCAGCAATTCGCATTGACTGGTCACTGGCCATTGCGCACCTCGCTCATTGCCTCACGGAACAACTGCGCGGCATCCAGCGCAGTGATGCCCACCATGCCGCCGGGTGCCTGGCCGGAATGCCCGTTCTCCAGTGCTGCCGCATATGGCAGATTATTGGTGAAGAAAATCGAGCTGACCTGCCCTACCCGGAACACCTCGAGCACTGCCAGACCGCGGGAGTTGGAACCCTGGCCGGAAGCGTCGGGGGTGTCGTTGGATTGGCTTGGCTGGCTGTCAAAGCCCACATACCAGTTGTTTTTAAACCGCCCGCCGACATAGCCCTCAGGCTTTTTGATGTCCATCGAGTCGTTGACGCGCAGGCCGCGCTTAAGTCGTCCTGATTTGGTCAGATTAGCCGGGTCATCACGCAGGGTCGCGTTATGCTCCCGCACCGCAGTGTTGTACGCCGTCGCGGTCTGGTTGACCTGCCAGATATCCGGTTGGCCCACCGGGGACATCTCAACCAGTTGAGCGAGGATTTTAATACCCGTCCGGCGCACCACCTCGTCCATCTCCTGCTTCGAGCCATCCACGAACAGCTGAATGGCAGCCAGGAACGGCTGATTAACAGACCCCACCATAGTTACGCCCTCAGTTGGATGTTGTAGGAAATCAGCACATCGGCAGGCTTAACCGGATTCGGCTGCACCACGCGCCATTTTTTGCCGTCGATTTCGATGCGGTCATCGATGCGCACTTCCGTCTCGAAAGTGGCCGCCAGCTTCTTGTCGCCGGTGGCGATCAGGGAACCGTCGATTTCGCGGGAGGAGTATTCGGTGATAACACCGGTTACGGTCGCGGTAATGGCCGGGGTGGTGACCTCTTTGCCGAACTGGTCACGGATGGTGCCGCCGCCGCGGGTAAGCTGATATGCCTTCCCGTTCTCGGTCAGCAGTCGGGTCGCGGTCGCGCGCATGCGGCGGTAGTCGATTGGCATGTCACCCCCTTTCGATGCGGATCTGATTGCCGCCCACCACTAGCCCACGCAGCGAGGAATAGAACCAGGGGAATGACGGCGAGGCCTTATTGGTTCCCGGCTCGTACTGCACGGTCACCGCGCCCTCTACGCGCTCCATCGTCACCGCCCCGCCACCAGCAACCGAAGGCGTGAGGTCAATCTCCTGCGATTCGATAGCCAGGCGACATTGAGCATCAACCACGCGCTGTGGAATAGCATCGTCCGGAAGGTCAACGCCATCGAAGCGTAAGCCCGAGCGCGGCCACGACAGCGGCTGTGATGCGCTGGAACGCTGGCCACGCCATGTTTTGCCTTCCAGAAAGTCCATCGCCTGCATCAGCATCTGGCTGCATTCGCCATCTTCAGCAGGGATGGTGTATCCGCGCCCCGCAGCGAACGCGCGCAGATCACCAACGCTGGCATAGCTGTTGAAGTCAGACGAATGGGGATCGGCATTAATCATCTCAGAGCTCCTCTCAGGCTTCGAAAAGCTTCTGCTTTAACGCATATCCCATCAACGCCCACAACTCGCTTTCGGCGTTCTCAATAGCAATTTTCTCGCCAATTTCAGCGTTGTCGTTAGCGGAGGAAACTGAGCACGACGGATTCCCTGTTACTGCGAATCCGTTTTGAGTGGTGATGACCGCCCAGCGAAGCACCTGCCAGGTGACGGATACGTGCTTCACGATCTCGGCATGCTTAATATTCGCCTTCAACTCGCCCAGCGTAACGCGCGGCGCGTTCAAGCCTTTGGCCTGAATTTCCTGCTCAATATCTTTATCGCTCACAGTTACTCCTCCAGTCGCCAGTCCAGCGCCAGCCAGTTATCGACTTCGTCAGGGTGAACCTCAGCGCTCAGCGGACCGCCGGGGAACTCTGGCTCGTCACGCACCATTACCACCAGCTCAATACCCTGCGGTTCCTGCGGGGCAGGAGTTTTTACATCACCACTCTGCGCGGCAAGCTTTTCAGCCTCACGCTGTGCGCGCTGTTCTTTGGTTAATCCGGCCATTGGGCCTCCTGAAAACAAAGGGGCCGAAGCCCCTATGGTTAACCCATGATGATGGCGGAATGTTCAGGCTGAACGGATGCCACACCCCATGCCACACCAACCTCGTAACGTACCTGGCGGTACTGGCGGTACAGCGCGATCTGGAAGGTGATGCCGGATGCTGGGTCGGTCACGTTCATCACATCGTCGGCGGTATCGCCGCCTTTTGGCATTGCCGGGGTGCGGCACGCCAGCAGGAATGCGTTGCGGTCGAACGCCATGTTTGGCGCAAACTCGCTCAGCACAGTGACGGCTGCCTGGTCTGCCAGATCCTGACGCAGACCCGGCGCACCAATGGTGATGCTGGAAGAAGTGGCGGCAACGACCAGATACTGATTGTCATCACCATCGAATTTCACTGCGGTGCCGACTGCAATCCCACCAGTACCTGCAGAGATAGCAACGATGATGTCGCCTTCTTTCTTCGCACCGTTGACCTTGTAGCCTGCGGCGGTGCTTTTCGCGGTACGCTTGATGTTGGCGGATTCATGCAGGTTGAAGCCCATCACGCGACCGATGATGCCTTCGCGCAATAGCTGGTCGGTACCGGCTTCATTCGCTTTGAACAGCACGGACTGCTTACCACGAATGGAGGCCATCGCTTCACCGCCCAGCACCATACGCAGGTCGGTAGTTGGCGCACCGTTATCAACCAGAATCTGGCGAGCCAGCGCTGCATCAGACAGATCGTCTTTGATGCTGAATGGCGTATCTTTCGGCGCACCGACAGCGCGAGAGGATTTGTAGTACAGCGCCGCCAGATCAGCATCCATCTCATTGCTCAGCGCGCGGAAGGCCTGAGAGAACTGGTCAGCCAGGATGACGTCGTAATTACCTGACGGCCCGATAGCCAGCTGTTCTTCACCGTTCCATTTGACCGGGGCCATTTTGGATTTGGTGATTTTGACATCCACGGTACCGATGTTCTGATCGCCATCGTTCGGTGCGGTCGCTGCGGGGGTGATATCGACGGTGGTGGTTTTTGGTGCCACCGGCGCGGTGACGGTCTGGTCTTTAGCCGCAGCGTCAGCTTTCGCGTTGCGCGCAACGGCAGGGATGAAGCCCACCTGCTCGCGGGATACGCGGTTCAGTGCGGTGTACAGAGTAGGAATCAACCCAGTAAGCGTATTGCTCATATTCTAAATATCCTTTCGATTAATCGACGATGCTGACGCCATTGCTCAGTGCAGCCTGCTTGCCTGCGCCATCCAGAGCGTCGAACGCACCGCGTTTCATGGTTTTTTGCCCGGCCTGATGCTGCGACTGGTGAGAGCCGCCGCCGCTGTTACCGGACGCTTTGAGGATGTAATCTTTCTGCGGATGCGACTCGACCAGAGACTCCAGGGCCTCATCAAAGCTGGCTAACTCGCCGGGCTTGGTGCGTGAGAACACCTTATTGCCCTGGCCGTCGTAGGCCACAACCTTCCCTTCTTCGATTTTGAAGTTCTGACCGAAGTAGGAACGCACGAACTCAGTCGGGATCGCCATCTTCTCGGAAATGAACTTAGAGCCACCGAAGCGGCCGCCGATCATCTCGTCGTAGAGTTGAGTTTCCAGCTGTTTGGTCTTGCCGTTCGCCTCGTCCAGTTGCTGTTGGAAAACTTTGGTGATCTCCGCCTTTACCTGGTCAACGGCACCAGCATCGATCAGTTTTTTCTGGTCGATTTTGGTCATCATCTCCAGGGCTTCGAGCGCCTTGGCCGGGTCGGTGATGCCAGAGAATTTCGCGAGATTGGCTTCCGCCGCTTCCTTCGCTTCGCGGTGAGTTTTCGCCTCGCCATTCAGGGAGGTGATTTTGGTCATCGCTGCGACCGCATCGAACGGGATCTCTTTGCCATCATCATGGATGTACACAGGCATACCGTTTTCAACGACCACATTTCCGTTAGCATCAAGTTTCAGTTTCATTGTTTTGCTCCAGCCTTCCGGCCATACGTAATGGGTCATCCGACCCGGGCACCGCGTCGCATCCGCTCAGCGGCAGGCATAAAAAAAGCTGCCCGGAGGCAGCCTGTTAGATAAATTCGACGGTTACTACGCCGCGCAGTTTGCGGGAATAGAACTCATCCCGCTTGCGCTTGTGGACCCGGAGTGGATATGGATAGAAGCATGCGATTCCTCGCTTAACATCCGCCCATATGCAGCGTTTGGCCTCGTTGCCGTTAACGAACACTCGGCGCTTACCGCGGCCATCGCCCACATGGTGAAAATCGTCATCTCGCATAGAACACCCCCCAAGCAACTGGTTTAGAGAATTTGCCAGTCATCAGCCAAGACGTCGGTTTGGCTTGGTGCCCAAGGCACGCGAGCGCCATTTGGGTATGGCATAGCACCATTGCCCGGCACCGGATAAATTAAACGAATGTACGGCAGGTCCACAGATGGCGACTGCTGGACCAGCTCAAGCCACAGGCCCTTGCCGTTCCAGCCTGCGCGGGTGACACGCTTGCCTGATTTCAGGGCTTCGACAGCCAGTCCGAAGCTAAGCCCCGCCACTGGTCGGTAGGCTTTGTCGAACACATCTTTCGGACTCCAGCTCACATACCCGTTGAAGCGATCGGTATTTGGCTTTCCGCCATCCAGATACTCGACGAGATAACCTTCATCACTTCCGTTTTCGTCACTTGGTAACTCCCAACCACGAAAGTCGTTATATGCCAGACGGGTCATCGGGTAAGCATTGATGAGCTTCACGCCAATATGTTGAGTCATTGTTTTATTACCTTATTCAGTTATTCAAAAGCCGACGCATCCACGCGGCGTAGCTCGTCCAGGGTCAGGAACTCCCCGGCATCGTTGAACATCTCCGGCACGGTGATTTTGCCGTCACGGAGCATCTGCGCACGAGTAACGCCCAGCACCTGCTCCTGCCGCGCGTAAGGCTGCCTCACAAGCCATTCGGCATAGCTGGTATGCACTGGCACCTGGCCGTCCATGGACGCTCTGGTTGCGTTGCTCAGTTCGTCAGGCGGTATCTGCAATTCTTCCCACGACTTAGTGATGAGGATTTCACCGGAGCGACAGCAGAAGTGGATTTTGCCGGGTCCGCGTAGGTATGGGACCACATGCCCCAGCGGCTTGCCGTCGAGCGTGTAGAGCTTGCGGTCGCGGATGATGCACCACTGGCTGGTATGCGTGTCCAGCGTGGAGGACCACTGCTTGGCCTTCACGATATCGCTGTTGGCCTGGGCGAACTCCTGGCGCGCTGTGGCGGCCATGTGATTCACCGCGGTGCGGGTCACCACCGCCAGGTCGCGACGGGATGTGTTGATCACCCCGTCCTCGCGATTTCTCTGCGGCGTACCCGCTACGCGCCGGACAATCTGCTCTACCGTTTCGCCCTGGAGGAAACCGGAGCGTACAGCGTTGGTGATTTTGTCCAGCCGATCCAATTCAAGCTTCTGACTCCACTCTTTCAGCAACCGCCCCTGAAAGGGCTGCGCCACTGCTGAGGCGTAAACCTGTTCTGCCGCAATGCTCTGGAGCGGCACATGCTTGAGGATCTGTTTAGGGATGATGCTGCTGAACAGGTTCAGCTGATACCCGGTCTCATATTCAACGTAGCGCGTCAGTTCGCGCGTCAGCGCAGCATTAACCGGTTCATAGGCCTGCTGGTTGAGGTCCCGCACACCAGCCAGCAGCGAAGCTAGGCGGCGGGCGCTGTAGGTGTCGGCACGCTTGCCGTCCAGCAGCACCAGCAGTTTTGCAGCAAGGTCAGCATCCAGCCTGTTCAGCAACGACACCATGCGCCGGGCGACGCCAGTGCCGTAGCGGTTCACATAAAGCCCGTGCGCTATGGTTTCGTCCTGAAGCCTGTCATTGACGGAACGGGCCATATCACACCTCGCCTATCGTTCTGGTATCCAGCGAGGAGGATTCAGCCAATAACTCGTCCAGGACCTTTTCTGGGTCTGCGTCTGCATCAATCAGGTTAAGCTTCTGCAGCGCCTTAATGGCATCGATACGGCGGAGGTCGCCACCCTGGCGAAGTGACTGAATAGCCAGCGCCGCAGGCGGGTTAAACTCTTTCGACTCGACATCCAGCTCAGTGCGAACATCAACGTTGCCACCATCTTTCTCGCCGATGTACTCAGCCATGATTTGCAGGATGTTGTCGATCGCATCTTCAAGGCTGGTAGCCATGGTGTAGAGCGGTGACTGCTCCTGCATTTTCTCTTCAGAGGTCTGGTCTACCGATTTGGTAGAGGTGTTCTCTGTACGCAGCAACTTCGCGCCCGCCTGGCGCATCTGCTCCACAAGTTCTGCCAGCGACTCTTTACCAGCACCGATGGAGGAGCCTGTATGCTCGACGTATTCCAGACCCTGCTTTTGCCGATCAGTGAACGACGTAGCTGAAGACGAGCCAATTATCAGCTCTTGCCCCTCTTCCAAACCGAACACCGTGAGCAACGGCACCCTGGCGACGTGCAGAATGTTGTCCTGCTCGCTCTGGCTCTGCCAGTGCTTGATGTTCAGCAGGGCCATGTTGAGCAGTGGCGGTGAACCACACATAAACCCGGTGCGTTTGGTGTAGAGCGTGACCAGAGTGATATCCTGGCGGGATGTCTGCCACCCATCGAATAGCGCCCAGGTCGCGGCACCGTCAGCATCTTTAGCCTTGCGGTAAATTTCCACCTTTCCGGGTGTCAGGTATCGGATTTGCTCGACTTTGGTCTGCCCGAAGTCGTCGCCGTCTTCGACCACAACCTCTTTGATACGCAGCGCAGTCAGCACCACTTTTCCGTCCACCATTTTCGACTTCCAGCCAATTACCTGGCGTGGATTAAGCATGGTGACATAGGGGCGCGCGCCGGTAGTTTTCTCTTCAGCTTTGGTTTTCACCTTTTCGGTGTCCACCCTGGGATAATCCACCAGCGCGTGGGAGAGTCCATACTGCATCGCCAGACCGAAGAATGCCTGCGCCCATACGTCCAGGCGCGTCCCCTCAAGGTCGAAGTTTTTCGCATACTCTCGCAGCTGATCAGGCACATTCTCGGCAAGCTTAATGGGCTCGGCGAATACACGCCCGATGTTTTGCTTAATGGTCTCTTCGTAGGCTGGCAGAAGCGTGGCCACGGCGAGGCGTTTTTTGTAATCCTCTTTGTCTTCCTTGGGCCAGCGAGGGAGATAGGACTCGCCCAGCTGGCGCATATACAGCGTGCCGCCCATCAGGGCATCGTTGATATCCCACGCCTCGACCATGTTCCCATAGTCCAGATTTGGGGTTGAAATATCAGGCATGGGATTAGATCCGTAGGTTGGTGACTTTGCCGACTTTCTTCGGCGGTGAATGCAGGACGGCATATCTAGTGCCATCCCAGTCGTGATCTTCCTGCTGAGTGTCTACGTCATCAGGGTTCTTACTGTCGCGAACGAGCACCGGAACACGGCTTATCCAGCCGCGGCAATAGTCGAAGACGTAGAATGCTGGTTTCTCAGGTACACCAGATTCCAGCTTCTTACCCTCAAGGACGGCCTCCAGCATGTCAGCAAAGAGGGCCGCTCCGTTTACGCGCGATCCCGGTTTCTTGTTGGATGGAACCCACTTAACGCCCTGCGATTCCATCTTCTGGGCAATAGAGAGCTCGTCATCGCCAGTGTTGTAGATGGCACCGTCAGCTGGGCCCGGCACAACCTTTTTGCAGATACCGGGCATGATGTTCAGTTGCCCCTGAGTTATCCCATTGAGTTTTATCTCTTCAGGTTCAGGCAGCTCTTCGCCCATCAGTCGCTTATCAATCCAGGCCACACCCTTGGCGACGTTTGTCGAGCTCATATTGAGCCCTTTGTTCAGCTCGTCAGGTGGACAGCCATACCACTCGCCAATCAGGATCAGCGACCCGGCAGGCGGGCAGAACTGGCGACCATCAGGCAGTTCTGCGGCAGTACCGTCGGCTCGCGCCCACCAGAGGTTAGAGAACGGCTTCGACTCACCCCAGTCATGGGAACGGTCAACCGTCCAGCTATCCGGGATGCGGAACGGCTTAATGACGTGCAGCGATGCATTCCACAGGTGGTCAAAGCGCCCACCGCTGGTGACATCCCAGGAGCCCTCTACCCAAGCTTTGCGGCGGTTCGGGTCTTTGATGGCCATCAGCGTTGCGATGTACTGGGGATCCAGATACGGGTTCTCTTTGAACGAGCCGTGAATAGCCACGCGCGTCAGCGTCACATCCTCTTCGCGCTCAGTTTGCGGGTTAAACACCTGCTGCGTTTCACGAATGATGGTGCCGCGGGGCGCTGGCTCGATGAAGCGTTTCTTCACCCAGGTGTGGCCGATGCCAAACGGGTTAGTGGTGCTGAACGTCTCCAGGGGAATAGGCTTAAGTAACGAACCGTCACCCAGCGGGTAATTCTCAGGCCGGAACGAGGAGCGCCGGCAAGAGAACATCATCTCGTAGAATTCAGGGGACTGCTGCTTGGTCAGCTCGTTAAAGCCGATGAACGGAAACTCCTGGCCGTGATAGTCCCAGTAGTCACCCTCTTCTTTCCCGAAGCGGAACAGCAGCTCCTCTCCAGTCGGCCACACCCAGCGCAGTTCAGATGCTGACGCCAGATAGCGTGCGCCGTCGTTAAACAGGCGATACATGCGCTTTGACTGGGTAATGATATCGGTGAGGTTCTTATACTCGGTATCGAAAATGACACCGCGCCAGAACGAACCATAGCCCAGACCAACCAGACGACGAAAGCGCGCCAGCTGCGCGGCAGTTTTACCCGGCCCGCGCGTGCCCTCGTAGAGAATTTCGTTACATGGACAGCTCAGGGAGAGCGATTGCGATCCCGGCAAGGGTTTCCAGACGGCTTTGTAATTCATCCACCAAGAACCTCGCTCTGCTGCTTCTGCGCTGCTGCTTCCCACTCATTCACGTTATCGCAGGATGGGACCGGCATAACGTTATGAGTGGCAACCACTGTTTGCTCTACTTTTTGTTTGTTCGTGTAAGCATCGCCAACTTCCTTGGCCGCCTGCTCCATCAGGGCGGCAGTAAGGGCCATGTTTTTCATTCCCTCTGCTTTCGTAGCCATCCTGTCGAGTACACGCAGCCGATATGCCTTATTGGCGATCGGGATATCGGAAATTTCATTCTGGAAGCGTTCGCGAGTTGCGTTGAAAAGTTCGACCCACTTTTTTGCGAGCGTCTTACCGCTGGCCTTCGTAGGGTCGTGAGATTCGGCCTGTTGTCGGGTTATATTGATCCCGAATTCTTTTTGGACAGCCTCGACCACCTGCGATGGCGTGTCATAACACGCAAGCGACTGAATGATGAAGGCTTTCACATCAGGTTTTAATGCAGCCATAAATCACCATTCGTCTTATACAGTCCAGTATTTAAGCCAGTTTCAGCATGCACGTCCCGCATGCTCTGGCGATGTTAAGTTTTGCCACCTCTGCAGGTTGATTGGCTGCGTCCACCAGCTCTTGCACGTCAGTGCTCGCCCCGTATCGACGTACTACACCGACAAACTCTTCGACATCGTGGCCGCGCAATGTGAGAACTGGCTGCCCGGTCTCTTTGTTGAACTTAGGTGCGCCGAAATCATCGGTGGCCTGGGCAATGTGGTAAAGCTCATGCTCTACCAGGGCGCAGAATTCAAGGTCGCTGCATTGTGAGCAGTAGTCGGCTGCCAGCGTGATGATGAACTTCGGGATGCGCCCGAACCATTCATACATCTGCTGTTCCATTCTGGCTTTCTGCCAACCACCTGCGCGGAGCATTACCTGTTCGGCCTGTCCGAGAACGTAGCGCCCTTTCTTCGCGAATGAGTCAGAAGCCCACATAAAACACAAATCAGCTTCCATTAAATGGGCGTGGTCTGGGTTATGGATGCTTCCGCTATCGCTGAGGATTTGATGGCTTATCCAGTCATGCACTTCATTGGCGGGAATCAATCTGGTGTAGGGCTGCCAGTTATCAGGGCCAATGAAATTAACTGGTGGAAGTGGCCTGCGCTCGTCTTCGTTCACCATGAGTTAATCCTGTTTTATATACGGCAAAAATGCCGAAAACATTCTGTCGAGCAGATAGCAGTAGGTTTCGTTTGCGTCTTCCGGCTTGGTCGTTACGCCCACATCAGAGCAGACGTAAAAACATACGTGAGCGCATTCGTGAACGAGAGTTGATATCTGCTGATCGAATACTCCAATCAGGTAAACTCGCTCTCCCGTATCGGTGTTTTCATAGTTGTTTGCCAGTCCACAGTTGAATGGCCTTTCCTCTCCGCTACCACCAAGGAATTTATCAGCGTGCTGAAACTGTTCTCTGGTTGTTGCGAGGTAGACATGCGCACTTTGAAACAGCGGAATGGTGAATGCCGGAAGTCTGTGCCATTTGGCTTTTGCCATCTGTTGCTC